CAAGAAGTTGCTAAGAACCTTGTAACAAAGGTTCGTGTAATGAATCAGTACTTACCATCGTGGTTAAAACAAAACACAGTAGAAGATAACAAACTATCCTTAAGATACTCGAATGGTTCTCAGATAAAAGCTACTTCTGCAGCAGGAGATGCTGGTCGTTCTGAAGCATTATCCCTTTTAGTATTTGATGAAGCTGCATTTATTGATAAGATTGAAGATATATGGGTATCTGCACAATCAACACTATCGACTGGTGGTAATGCAATTATACTTTCTACTCCAAATGGTGTAGGAAACTTTTTTCACAAAACTTGGGTAGGAGCAGAAGAAGAAACAAATACATTTAATACAATACGATTGCATTGGAGTGTGCATCCTGAAAGAAATCAAGATTGGAGAGATGAGCAAGAAGTTTTATTAGGACCAAAAGGAGCAGCACAAGAATGTGATTGTGATTTCGTTAGTTCTGGTGATACAGTAATAGACCCACAACTTCTTATGTTTTACAAAGAATCATTTGTACAAGAACCAATGGAAAAGACTGGGTTCGATGGAAATCTTTGGAAGTGGGAATATCCAAACTATACCAAATCTTATATGGTTGTAGCGGATGTTGCTCGTGGAGATTCTGCCGATTTCTCAGCATGTCATGTAATTGATATAGAAGAATCATCTCAAGTAGCAGAATATAAAGGTAAATTAGATACAAAAGATTTTGGAAACTTTTTAGTTTCTTTATCAACTGAATATAATAATGCATTACTTGTAATTGAGAATGCAAATATTGGTTGGGCAGTAATTCAACAAGTAATAGATAGGGCATATGGAAATCTTTTCTATATGAGTAAAGATTTAAAGTATGTAGATGTGGAAAACCAATTACATAACAAATATAATAGAGAAGAAAAAAATATGACACCTGGATTCTCTACTACTTCTAAAACAAGACCACTTATTATTTCTAAATTAGAACAATATATTAGAGAAAAGGATATTACTATTCGTTCATCAAGAACAATAGATGAATTGTTTACATTTATATGGAATGGTAACCGAGCAGAAGCAATGAGAGGTTATAATGATGATTTAACAATGTCATTAGCAATTTCATTATGGGTTAGAGATACTGCTTTGAGATTAAGACAAGAAGGTATTGATTTAACTAAACAAGCATTGGGTGGAATTGGTGCACATTCATTAGATATAGCAGGAATGGGATTCGGAGGTAACTCTGCATTGGAAGATGACCCTTGGAAAATGAGAGTTGGCGATACAAATGAAGATTTAACTTGGTTAATTAAATAATCACATATTTATAATATAAGGAGAAATAACTATGATATCATTAAAGAAATTACTTAACGAAGAAATACATTCAGAAGAGTACACCGTAGAAAATTATCACGATATAAAAGAATTTTGTGAATTCATGAAAGAATATAAATGTGATATGAATGAAGCGGAATATCAAGGTAGAACAGTTAAGCTTGGAAAACCGATGCAAGGTGATACAAAAAAATTCAAAGTATATGTCAAAAACCCCAAAGGTAATGTAGTAAAAGTAAACTTTGGCCATGGTGGAAGTTCAGCAAAGAAATCAGGAGAAAAGACAATGTCTATTCGAAAGAATAATCCTGATGCAAGAAAAGCATTTAGAGCTAGACACAATTGTGATTCACCAGGACCAAGACACAAAGCAAGATACTGGTCTTGTAGAAAATGGTAAAATAAAAATAAATAAAGGTTATAATTTAAATTAGGAACAACATGGCAGATACTTCATTTTTTGGTAGATTAACGAAACTCTTCAGAGCACAGGCAATAGTTACTGTCGATAAAGAAGGTAGAAGAAAAGTAGTTGATACAGATGAAAGACAACAAACAAATTTATCTTCTTTAAGAGATAGATATACTAAGATTCAAAAATCTTTTTATGAACAAGCAGGTGGTGCACAATCAATGGCATACCAACAAGTTCGTAGAGAAGTATTTAGAGATTACGATGCAATGGATAATGACCCAATAATGGCATCAGCTCTTGATATATATGCAGATGAATCAACACTAAAGAATGAATTTGGTGATACGTTAGGAATTGTATCAGATAATGAAAAGGTACAAGAAATATTAAGAAATTTATTTTACGATGTTCTTAATATTGAATTCAACTTATGGCCATGGGTAAGAAATATGTGTAAGTATGGAGATTTCTTTTTAGGTTTAGAAATCGCTGAAGGTAAAGGTATTGTTAACATAACACCTCATTCAGTTTACAACACAGAAAGATTAGAAAGAACCGACCCATCAAATCCAAATTCAGTAAAGTTCAAAATTACTGAGGACCCAAATGGTAAAGAACAATATGAAAACTTTGAAGTTGCACACTTTAGATTATTAGCAGATACAAACTGGTTACCATATGGAAAATCAATGATTGAAAATGGTAGAAGATTATGGAAACAATTATCTCTTATGGAAGATGCAATGTTAATTCATAGAATTATGAGAGCACCTGAAAAGAGAGTTTTCAAAGTAGATATAGGAAATATTCCTCCAACAGAGGTAGATAATTATATGCAAAGAATTATCAACAAAATGAAGAAAGTTCCTTTTGTTGATAGAAATACTGGTGATTACAACTTAAAGTACAATATGCAAAACCTAACAGAAGATTTCTATCTTCCAGTTCGTGGTGGTGATAGTGGTACATCTATTGATAATCTTTCAGGTTTAGAATATTCAAGTATAGAGGATATTGATTACTTAAAAAATAAATTATTCGCAGCACTTAAAATTCCAAAAGCTTATTTAGGATATGAAGAAAATGTTGCAGGTAAAGCTACTTTAGCAGCAGAAGATGTTAGATTTGCAAGAACAATAGAAAGAATACAAAGAACAGTAGTTTCTGAATTAACTAAAATTGCAATAGTACACTTATACTCACAAGGAATTACTGATTCTGAAATGACTAACTTTGAATTACAGTTAGTAAATCCATCTTTTATTTACGAACAAGAAAAAATAAATCTTTGGAGTGAGAAAGTTAGATTAGCACAAGATGTAGCTGGATTAAATATGTTATCCAAAGATTGGATATATGATAATATCTTTAAATTATCAGATGGTGAATCTGATGAACAAAGAGTTAAGATGTTAGCTGACCTTAAAGATAGATTCAGATATCGTTCAATTGAAGATGAGGGCAATGACCCTGCAATGGAAGAGGAAGAACCAGATGATATTGAAGAATCACTTCAAAAACTTAAACAAGAAATAAAAGATAAAGGTGGTAGACCGAAAGAAGGTGGAACATATGGAAAAGATAAACACCCATATGGAAGAGACCCTTTAGGAGATAAAGAAAGAAAAGGTGCCAGAAAAAATACAACTTCTGAAGAAAAAGCCACACAATATATTAGTGGAATTGCATCAAAAAGAAAATATTTAAATGAAATTAAGGATATGTTAGACGAGGATAATATACTCAAGGATACATAAAATTAATTAAACTTATATAATTTTATATTTATATAAGGGAAATTTACTATATCATAATAGGAAAAAACAAAGATGAAAAAAATAAAACATTCAAAATTTAAGAATACTGGTTTTCTTTTTGAACTTTTAACTAGACAGATTACTCTTGAAATACTCAATGGTAGTGAGGAAAAAGCTAAAAAAATAATCAAGGAATTCTATGGTAACGGAACTGAAATGTCTAAGGAACTTAGATTATTCAATCTTTTAATAAATGAAAAGTACAATACAGAATCAAAAGCTGAAAAGTTTATTGATGTTGTATTGGAAGCACATACAAAAATTAATTACAAAACACTTCAGAGAGAAAAATATAATCTCGTAAAAGCTATAAAAGAAAATTTTGAAATTAATAATTTCTTATCGTCCCCAGTCACAAACTATAAAATTTTAGCTTCAATACACAAATTATTTGAAGGTAAAAAAAATGATATTCTTGATATACAAGATATATTCGATTCTAAACTTACAATTGTAGAACATGTTTCATCTAGTTCCCCAACTACATTAAAACAAAAAGAAGATAAGTTAGTAGAAGAATATAGAAAACAAGAAAAAGATTTAAGGTTATTGACTTATAAGATTCTTGTTGAAACTTTTAATAAAAAATATACTACTTTAGATGGTTCTCAAAAAGGATTATTAAGAGAGTATATTAATAACGTATCAAATACATCAAAATTCAACGAGTATTTTGAATCTGAATTAATCAAAACTATTACTGAATTACATTCAATGTATAAAGGTATGAAGGACAAGATTACAAAAATAAAGTTGAGAGAAACAATAAATGTTTTGAAAAAACAAAAAATCGGTAAGAAAATTAACGATACACAAGTTTCAGCTTTAATGATGTCGTATGAATTGATTAAGGAGATAAAAAATGTCAACACAAAAAAATCTTAATAAATTTTTAGAAGAACTTATCCAAGAAATTGAAAAAGAATTGGATGAGGCAACTGCAACAGGCAATGTAGCTGGGTATAATACTCCTGCAGCATTTTCTGATGGCGGTACTAAAGATAAAAAACGTAAGAAAAAGATTGCAACTACACTTGGTTATAGTGTGGTTGGTAATGATGTTGGTAATATAGACGAAGTTGGTAAGGGTAGTAATTGGGCAGAAAAATATGTAAATGATACTAATTTATATAAAAAATTAAATTGGTATATGAAGATGGGCAAAGGTGCTGAGAAAAAAATCAAAGGTAAAGAATTTGTAATAATGTCCGATGGCAGTGCTCTTATATGGAATACCAAAACATCTGATTGGGAATTATATAAACCAAAAAGAATAGATAAAAAAACAGGTAAACCAACTTATGAATCAGTAAACGAAGCCAAAGTAAAAAGACCAGTAAATCGTTGGTTAGAATTAAAAAACGATGAATCAATGCATCCTCATAAGAAGATGGCAATGGGTTTAAAAGAACTTAAATATCAATTAGCAGAAACACAAAAGTTTTTTAATTGGTATAATAAGATTAAGACAATGAATGAGTTAGATTCTGATAACTATTGGAAAAGAACAAATAAACATATTTATAAGATAAAGGAGAGATTGGTAAACATCGCTCGAACAATACAGGAGATAGAAAAATGAAAATAACAAGAGAAGCATTAAAAAACATAGTTAAAGAAACTATGATAGAAGAATCAGAATATCAAGAGTTTTTCAAAAAAGCTCTAGAAAAAGCTGGTGGCTCTATACCTAAAATGTCTGAAGAAGAAAAGAAGGCATTCTTTAACAAGATTGAAAAAACTTGGAAAGGTAAAGGAGAAAAAAATGAAAGATTTGGTAGAGGAGATGAAGAAGAATTAGCAGTACAACCAGTTTCTGTGGTTGAGTTAACAAAAGCTCAAGAAAAATTACCACCAGCACTTCAAAAGGCAATAGAGAAAAAAGATGGTAAGAAGGAAGATGAAAAAGAAGAAGTTAAAGAATCTATCATCAAAGAAGAAGAAATAAGATGGAGTGCAGTTGAAAACGCAATCATTAAATATATAAAATACAATGTAAAAGTTTTAGAAAAACCGATTAAAGCAAAAGATGAAGCAGGAACTGTAAAAATGTTGAAAGCTTTCATTGATGGATTGGTAAATGCACAAAAAAGTTTAAAACTTAGAGGAAACTTTAAATAAGATAAATAATAAAATGACCAAAAGAGAATTGTATGATATAATCAATGAGGAAATTGTTAACTTTAAAAAAGGAAAAATTAACGAAGAACTTAATGAGTCAGATAAAGATTTAATAAGAAAAATCATCAGACAAGAGGTATCAGCAATATTTTTTGATTTATTTAAAAAACGTAAAAGTTGGGGAGCATAATGGCAAATTTATTAATAGAAACAAACCTATTCGAAGGTAGAGTAAACGAGGACGAGAGTGGAAGAACTATCGTTAAGGGTATTTTA